ACTGATCGACGATGAAGCCCCTATCGGCTACACGTCAAGGACTGGCGCGAAGCGCCAGACATATCACGCCGCAGGAATCGCGCAGCGTGAAATCGGAAAAAATAAACGGCTAAGCTCGTGCACGATTATCGAAAAATAAGGAGAAACACATGACAGCAAAGGAGTCAAACAATGGCAATTGATCTAACAGATGTAGCACGCACGAAAAACACATCACCGCCGAGGATTTTAATTCACGGCCCGGAGAAGGTGGGCAAATCGACGCTTTTCGCGGGCGGGATGGTACGCACTGCAAACGGCATGGAGTTTGATCTATCATCGGCACCAAACCCGATTTTCGTCAGGACGGAGGATGGCTTGGGCGGGCTAGACGTTGACGCTTTCCCGCTGGCAGAGTCATATCAAGATGTGCTCGATGCGCTGGCTGTGCTCAGTACTGAGGAGCACGATTATAAGACGGTCGTGATCGACTCGGCGGACTGGCTGGAGCGGATCATACATGAAAAAGTGTGTGATGATGACAGTGTGAAATCTATCGAGCTGGCCGGTGGCGGCTACGGCAAGGGCTACACTGTGGCTACATCGCACTGGCGAGAAATCCTACAGGCGCTGGACTATCTCAACAAGCGGCGCGGCATGATTGTTGGCATCATCTGTCACTCTAATGTCGTGACTTTTAACGACCCCGAGTCAGAGCCTTACGATCGCTATGAGATGAAACTGCATCAGCCGAAAAAAGGCACGGGTGCGAAAGACATGCTGTCAGAGTGGGCTGATATCATCGGCTTTGCGAATCGCAAAATACACGTCGCAGAGAAGCAGACTACAAGCGGGCAGAAGGTAGCGCGGGGAGTTGCACCGCACGGACTGAATAAGCTGAATTTGATAGCGGCACCGGGCTACGTAGCCGGCAATCGCTTCAACCTCCCGCAGACCATCGACCTGAGCTGGGACGCGCTCTATGGCGAGATCATTAAACATCACGGAGGTGGGAAGTGAGCAACCTAGCAACTGTCGCGGGCGAATGGCTGGCTTCAAAGGCAGCAGAGGCGGCCGCGGTCACGCATCGCCGGGAGTGTGAAGATAAAATGCTTTCACTGATCGGCATACCTGAAGATCTGGACGGAGTGGAAACCGCTGATGCACCGGGCGGCTACAAGATCAAGGTCGTCGGGCGCATCAACCGCCGGGTTGATGGCGATCTGGCGCAAGAAATCGCAGCGGAGAATGGACTTTCCGAACATCTGCAAACCCTGTTCAGGTGGAAGCCTGAGCTAAATGTGCGTGCGTGGTCGAATGCTGCGCGCGAAATCACCGGGCCACTAGCAGCGGCTATCATAGCCAAGCCGGGGCGCCCATCTTTTTCAATCACAAAAACAGAAACGGAGAAATAAAAAAAATGGCAAACTTAAACGAAACATACAACGCATCAGACCTGCCCGAATCATCGAGCTTTGACCCGGTGCCGGCTGGCACTTATACAGCGGTCATCACAGAGGCAGAGCTGAAACAGACGAAAGCAGGCACGGGTCAGTACATTAAGACACGCTATGACATCATAGGGCCAACACACCAGGGCCGCGTGATTTATAGCAATCTCAATATCAGAAATCCCAACCCCAAGGCAGAAGAAATCGGTCGTCAACAGCTCGGCGAGCTGATGCGGGCTATCGGGCTATCGTCTGTGTCTGATACTGATCAATTAATCGGGGGTAATTGTCAGATCAAAGTCAGCATTAAACCTGCTGACGGACAGTATGACGTAAGTAACGAAGTCAAAGGCTGGAGGGCCATCGGCGGAAGCAGTGCGCCTGTTCCAGCGGCTGCCGATAAGCCGGCAGAAGCAGTAAGAAAGGCGCCTTGGGCTAAGTAAAAAAAAATAGAGCCGGCCCTTCGGGGCTGGTTTTTTCAGGGAGACAGGCATGGTTAAAATAAATAATTTTAATGGCAGGAATTTTACCGGCAGGGATTTTACTGAGGCTGTGAAATGACAGCGGTTCCAGATTCAGAAAACAGCATCGCCAACTTGATAGACGCGGCGCATGAGGCGAGAAAAGAAGGCCCACGCCCACATTTGGGCGGCTCATTAATCGGCCATCCGTGCGACAGATGGTTATGGCTCTCATTCAGGCTGGCGGTGATTGAAGAATTCCCCGGCCGCATTCTGCGCTTGTTCAGGCGAGGGCAAAATGAAGAAGCCCAGATTGTCAGTGACCTGCGTGCTATCGGGATGCATATCACAGACACCGGCGCAAATCAGGCGCGGGTGAATTTCGGCAAGCATTTCAGCGGCAGTATTGACGGGATAGGCACGTATGTTCCTGGCGGAGGCACAAAGAAGCACATCTTAGAGTTCAAAACTCACTCAGACAAATCTTTCAAGGCCCTCACGAAAGACGGCGTACAGAAATCCAAGCCACAACACTGGGCGCAAGTGCAGGTGTATATGCTGGGGAAAGACATCGACCGCGCGCTATATGTCGCCATCAACAAAAATGACGATCATATCTATACCGAGCGAGTCAAACTCGATAAAAAAGAGGCTCAGAAATATGTTGACCGCGCTCACAGAATCACGATGGCTGAGCGTATGCCCGAGCCGCTGAGTCATGATCCCAGTTGGTACCAATGCAAATGGTGTCCTGGCCACCCTTTATGTTTCACTGAGCGATTAACGAAACAGATCAACTGCCGCACATGTGCCCACGCCACGCCATGCGAGGACTCAACATGGCATTGTGCCCGGCATGATGCCGGTGGCATACCTTTTGATTATCAGCTAACCGGCTGCGAGTCACATGTCCTGCATCCTGATCTGGTGCCGTGGAAAATGCTGGACAGTGTGAGCCGGTGGGAAGCGGTATACGAAATTGATGGCGTGCCGATCCGCAACGGTGAGGGTGATGCAAATGTTTTTGCGAGCGCTGAGCTTGTCTCTAATCTCAACGCGTGCCTGAGCGTTGTGCGTGGAGAGGCCCCTGAGATCGAAGGTCTGCACACAGTGCTCGGCGCAAGGGTGATGGGGTGAAATTAAGGGATTATCAGAAGAGGACAATTTACCAGCTATATGAGTGGTTCCGCGCAAACCCGAAAGGACATCCGTGCATTGTGCTGCCTACCGGCTCAGGAAAAAGCCACATCGTGGCCGAGCTGTGCAAAGGCGCGCTGCAATCATGGCCGGAAACGCGAATATTGATGCTGACGCATGTCAAGGAGCTCATAGAGCAGGACGCTGAAAAGATGCGCCAGCACTGGCCGGGTGCGCCGCTCGGCATATACAGCGCAGGCATGGGCAGGCGCGACCTTAGCGAACCGATTACTTTCGCCGGCATTCAGTCCGTTCGGGATAAGTCGGCGGCCATCGGACATGTTGATATCGTGATTATTGATGAGGCGCACACAGTGAGCCATCGCGCCGAAGGTGGCTATCGTAGCTTGATAGCCGATCTTGAGCTGATCAATCCTGGCCTTCGGGTCATCGGCTTGACCGCCACACCATTCCGCCTAGGCCACGGTTACATCACAGATGAGCCGGCCCTTTTCGATGCGCTCATTGAGCCGGTGAGTATCGAGGAGCTGGTATACAAGGGCTTTCTGTGCACGCTCAGGAGCAAGGTGGCAACTGAGCGACTGGATGCCAGCGGCCTGCGCAAGCGCGGCGGTGAGTACATCGGGGCCGAAATGCAGAAAGCATATGATACGGCTGACCATAATGCCCGCGTGGTGGATGAGGTGATTCTGCATGCAGGCGACCGGAAAAGCTGGCTCTTTTTTTGCGCCGGTGTGCAGCACGCGGAAAATATCTGCGCTGAACTGATTAATCGCGGAATCGCCGCCGCATGCGTGACCGGAAAAACGCCAAAAAAAGAGCGGGATCAAATCTTGACTGCGTTTAAAAACGGAGAAATTCAGGCACTGACGAACGCGAATGTCTTAACAACTGGCTTCGATGCGCCAGAAATTGATCTGATTGCTATGCTCCGCTCTACTATGTCACCCGGTCTATATATGCAGATGGCCGGGCGCGGCCTGCGTATCGCAGACGGAAAAACTGACTGTTTGGTGTTGGATTTCGCCGGTGTCGTGCAACAGCATGGCCCAATAACGGCCGTCAATCAGCCGAAGAAAAAGGGGGAAAAGGCGGGAGATGCGCCCGTAAAAGTATGCGACCACTGTCATGAGCTGGTGCACATATCTGTCATGGTCTGCCCGGCATGTGGTGCGCCGTTTCCCGAACCTGAAAAAAAGACGATGAGCCTGCATCATGATGACATCATGGGGCTTGATGCGCAGGAGATGACTGTCAGGGACTGGCAGTGGCGAGAGCACACAAGCAGAGCCAGTGGCTTGCAGATGCTTAAGGCCACATATTACGGGGAGTTAAGCACGAAGCCGGTGACTGAATATCTGCCGATCCTGCACGATGGCTATGCCGGCCAGAAAGCCAGGCGCACACTGGTAGAGATAGCAGATAGTGCAGGGGAGACTCTGCCGGACGGGGGAGCGCTTGTAGAGCTGTGTGATCTGCTTAATAGTGCGCGTCATCCAGCGGTGATCGAGTATCGAATGGATGGAAAATTTCACAGAATATTAAACAGGAGCTGGGAATATGCCGCGACTGAACAGGCAGTCTGTGACAGAACATGAGCACCAGCGGGAATTTGTCCGGTGGTGGCGGCAATCAGGCCGCCCGACCATCTTCGCCATCCCAAACGGCGGGCATCGTAGTAAAGCACAGGCCTGTAGGCTCAAGGCAGAAGGTGTTCTGGCCGGAGTACTTGATCTGTTCTGCCCGGCTGAGCGAATGTGGATTGAGTTTAAAACGCCCACAGGCCGCTTGTCTCCGGTGCAAAAGGCGTTCGCGGAAGATGTGGAATCCTGTGGCTATAGAGTGATCGTAGCATATGGTTTTGATGATGCTATAGCTCAAGCTAATGGTGAGATCAAACGACACTGGAAACAAAAGCCTTGACATATAGCACAATGCGCGCTACTATAGGCACATAGGCACATAGAAAAGGTGGCACAGACCGACGGTGTGCAAGGGGGATTACAATGAACGAATCTCAGAAAGAAAAACAGAAAGAGCTACTTAGCGAAGGCAGCGGCTGGGACTGCTATATGTTCGCAAGAGATGTGCCCGGTGCTGATATTCAGGCTTTGCAAGCGCGGGTTTTGGAAATCGGCACTGGCTGTGATTGCTACCGTTTTGCAATCAACATACACAGTGCTGATGTTGATGTTGATGCCCTGATTGATAAGGCTGAGAGGCTTCAAAGAAGCGCATGGGAGCTGCATGACTGATGGATAAAAATGTGTTAATAAAATTTGCTATAGGATTTTTGATGCCCATGCTGCTATACATAATGATAGCTACATAACCTACAGCTTACAACTGGCTGTGATGCAAGGTAGAAAATAAAAACATTTAAATGTTGACAAGCTACACAGAGTATGATACTATACACCCACAGACGAAGGAACGGCATTGGGCCGACACAAGGAGAATGATGACATGAAAACTTACAAAGAAATGTACACAGAAGCAGCGAACGTAACAAGAGGAGAATATAAAGGCTACACAGATGGGAACGCGCTTTCCCTGTACGTCGATGAGAAATATGAAGTAAACGCGATGGAAAACAGCGCCGCGCTTGACGCTCTCTTCGAAGCGCTATTGAGATTACCCCGGCGGGACGATTATTGATCAGCCAGGTTAGCCACGCGCTTTGAGAAGAATCAAAAGGAGAGCACAACATGAAAAA